TCGGGCAAATCTGGAATATTCTCCTTAATCGTTTGTATTGTATTTTGAATAGGTTGGGCTATATTCGATAAATAATTATTTGATTCGGGTACCGGAGCCGTACTCATACTTAAAATATTTATATATTACAACATTATTTTTTATACATGGCGTATCGCATGCAGAATGAATTCAATCCTATATTTGGAGTATATGTATAGATTGCAGTGTATGCCTGCCAAAATAAAATAAGTTATATGTTATTTTGGGGTTGGGATGATGATTATTAAAAGAATCGGATTTGCTTGCTATCCACATTGTCTTTCAGAATGGTTAATTTCATACCATAATTAGGAAAAGCGGAACTTACGCCATTTCCACTGGAATATTTGCTCCATGCGGTTCCAGGATCCATGGGATTTGTCCATCTTGAAAACTTCGACAAGAATATGTCTAAAGGTTCCGCAATGGTACTCGACATAGATACAGTGCCTCCCAATTTAATATCAGCCTGGGAAATGGCAGGCATATCACTTAACTTTTTGGAAATAACAAGTTTTCCATCAATATACATGTCTGCAATGCGATTATCGATACTGGTAATAACATATACCCATTTCTGAAGAGGAAAGTTGTCCGTTATCAAAATGGTATCTTTGCTACCTCCTTCCGTGCGAATATCGAATTTCAGATGAGGCGAATCTTTCGCCAAATATAAACGAATATCGGGTTGGTTGTTAGCACCATATCGGGAGAATATGTTTTTCTCGTACAAAGAGGACCAGCTATTTACAAATATCCAAACTCCATAAGAATATCGTAATGAAGCTGGTTCGGGGAGCGTGGATGCCGGAATAACAGGAGATTCTGTCTTCAAATCCACTTTTTCAACAAGAGACGATTTACCAGTATACATTTTATACAAAAAATACGACAAGACCACAACCATAATTCCTAAAACAATAACAGTAATATTCATTATTATCGGCTTACTTACTGGATATATATCCTTTTATGATAAATAATTTAATCAGGTAAAATGAATTCTTCTATCTGCACTTATAGAAGTTTGGGCGGATTTTTGAATCGAAGAAGGTTATAACTTGCAGATATTTCTCTCGAATAAAGTGCATAAGGGTAATAGGATACGCTGCAAATGGCGCCGCGAAGACCATTGTCTTCTCCCACAACAATGGTATCGGATTCATCTCCGGGCAATGGAAGATTGTCTTTATTGAAAACGGCGGTACGTACTAATTTCCCATTTATAAAAATATTCACGGAATTATCATGATAGGTTATTGCAAAATAATTCCATTTCTGATTTCCATTGTTGATTTCGATTTCAAAGGGAGGAACGCCGGGTGCATTTGAATAATAAATCTTATACACATTTCCCTTATGTTGCCCATTATTCATATAGGTTATGCGTGGTTTCCCATTTGCATAATTCAGTATGTTGGATTCCCGCATGTATGCAATATCGGATATGCCTCCAGTATTCACATAGACCCAAAAAGAAATACTGTAATTGTTATCGCGATATGTTGCCTTAACTTTGTATAATTGTGATTCCTGGAGTTTATCCTTATTTAAAAAGCGGTTATACCATTTTCTCAATTTGTTCTCAAGAGATTCTCTTCCAGATAGATCGATTTCCTCCAAATGATTTACCAAGAAGTGGTTGCTACCCGCAATCGTACGTTCAAGATTTAATTCTACAGGGTCATATAATAGTATGTTCGAGTCCATTTTCGACATTTTATTTATCAACATCGGGAGAATAGAGTAAAGGCCAATAAATACAATTTCAAGTATCAATAAGATAACCGCAATATGGGGTGTCATGTCCCATTCTTTCTTCAAGTAATTCACAAAATCGGCAAAAAGACACGGGAGATAAAAGAGAAATCGAACAAAAAGACCAGAATATCCCGATTGCTGTTTGAGATAGTTGCTAAATAATATATATACAAGGGCCAGTCCAATGATTATAATCATAAACATGAGCAAATACACGATGAAATTCATAAACATAAGAGTCGTGGATGAACTTCCCAAATACATAATTGCTCGAATAAGTATGAATCCGGCAAAAAGGTATAATCCGCCTTTAACAAAAGGCTGATAGGATGACATAGTTTCGGATGGAAACATAAAGTCTTTTCCTATGAAAAATGCCAAAAGAATGGGTAGCATAAACAGAAGAATATAATAGTATATTTTGCTGCTGATGTCCGTCGAAATAAAATATATGCTCATCCCGGATACAAAAACGACTGCAAACATAATCATCATTTTTATGAGATCTTTTGTAAATATGGAAATGGTTTTCTCATTTACATCTACCGATGCGCGCTGCTTCAGTGATTCTTTCAGCGAGTTTATCATAGTATCAATATCATAACCCGGAGGTATTGTCATTATATATACATAAATATATAATGTAAATATATTTGTACATTCCTGATTATCAAATTCCAAATATAAATGCGACTCATGTTATTTATTTATTACAGATTCTCAATCGCTGTTTTTTCTCCATGGCAATCTCTACAAAGTGCAACTAAATTATCTACGTGATTGCTTCCTCCATGTTCCAATCGGATAACATGATCGACCTCAAACCATGCAGGCAATTGACGGTTGCACTTTTGGCATTTCCAATTTTGTTTCGCAGCGACAAATTTCTTTTTGGTCTCACTAACAGATCGTTTGGTCGCTTTTTTACCGTCTCCCAATCCAGAATTCATAATTTTCTTTTCGTAGTGAGAAGAATCTTTATTCATGGCCAAGACGGGGTAGTTATAGGCACCGCCTGTTTGAACTTTTTCCATGCCATTCGCAGTGAAATCCAATATGGGAGATACAATGTTTGATGCATTTTTATCCACGGGTAAATATTTCAAATATTCATTTGACGTTAGTATAATATTTTTGGCATTTGTCGGGTTGCGTTTCACTAACCAATAAACAAGATACGCGGCAAAAACAACGCCTGCCATTTGATAATATTTTTTCCAGGACAATGCGGTTTTCAGTATCTTTCCATCCGTATATATATTTGCAATTAAAAAGGATGCGATTAAAAATAAAGTTATTTCAATACGCATTTTTGTTATGATCTGATTTTATATGTTATCTTATGATCTTATCTTATGATCTTATCTTATAATATATATTTCGGGAGATTTTCAATGAATCGAGGAGGCTTGTATTAGTAATATAAATATATACAGATGAGGAATATCAAAATAAACACCAGCTGCACGTATTTTTTGTGTAGTCTGAGTTTTTCATATATAAATATTTGTTTGGGCTTATATGCATTTTCATATGTTTCTAAACCCTTCAAATAGGGCATATTTTCTTTACCAAGCATCTCATTCACTTTGTTATGTATAAAGTGAATCCATTTCATGAAAGATTCCCTCGAATCTAAATAAGGAGAAACCGGATATTTATCGAGCATCTGGGCAAATTTATTTCCCATATCTGCATCTGGAATAAAGAGCGGCATGTTTGTAATCAGATCATAATATTTTCGTTTTGTTATATTGTTGGGAGATTCCGGATAAGAATAGGCGACAGTGTGCATAAAAAACCAGTAATGCGGCCCCCATACTTCTGGATTCAATTCAATCATTATTATATAATATATGATTCGAAACGAGTAAAATATACAAACTATATAAACATGATACAATATAATCCTCCAGTATTGGACGACAACATTTGAAAATATGGACTCCTATTGTAATAATTGTGGGAAAAATGGACACATGTATAATCAGTGCAAAATACCGATTACCAGTTATGGTATTATTGCATTCCGTATAAATCCGGAGAACGGTGGATACGAGTATTTGATGATACGGCGCAAAGATACCCTCGGGTACATTGATTTTATGCGGGGTAAATACTCGACAAATAACAAACACTATTTATTGAACATGATTATGCAGATGACGAATCAAGAAAAAGAACTGCTGAAGACGGGAGATTTCAATTTGATGTGGAAAAAACTATGGGGATCGAATGCATTTCTGAACAAATACAAAACAGAGGAAATATCGTCGAAGGAAAAATATGAAATGTTGTATTCGGGTATATTTTTGAAAAACGATTCCTATACATTGAACGATTTAATTGCAGAATCGGATAAGGGGGAAACCTGGGACGAACCGGAGTGGGGATTCCCCAAGGGACGCAGGAATTACCAGGAGAACGATTATCAGTGCGCGATTCGGGAATTTTGCGAAGAGACCGGGTATCCAAGTAGTATATTGAAAAACATTCAGAATATATTCCCGTTTGAGGAAATATTCATTGGATCCAATTACAAGTCATACAAACACAAGTACTACCTGATGTATATGGACTATCATGAATCATGTAGTACTGTACATAAATTTCAACACTATGAAGTTAGTCAAATGGAATGGAAGACCTATGAAAATTGCATTGCATCTATAAGGTCTTACAATTTAGAAAAAAAGAAAGTCATTACAAATATTCATAGGACTTTGCAAAAATACAATTTATTTAATAGTTAAATGATATTACGTACAACCTATTATATTATATGCAGGTAATATAATAAGAAATGTCGCCTACGAAAAAAAATCGTCGTTGTCCAAATGGAACACGC